GGCAGAATGTCGAGATTGTGGCGGTCGCCCTTCGGTTCGGTGCTTGCCACAACGGTTCGGCTGCTGGTTTGCGCTCCTTGACTGTGGACCCCTCTGCCGGGACTGCCGGCTGGTACCTCGGGGCCGCCGTCCTTCTTTTACCACCTGTCGGGGTCGCAGCGTAAGCAAGACACCGTGATAGGGGGTCTGGGGGTCTGCGTCAGCAGAATTCCCCCAGTGGAACAAAATCGGATTTTAATAGCGTAAGGAAGAATAACAGGGGCGCAGGACTGCGTCACCTCGGGCGGTCGCCCTTCGGTTCGGTAATTGCAACAACGGTACGAATGATGGTTTGCGCTACTTGAATGTGAACAACACTGCCGGGAATGCCAACTGGAACATCGGGGCCGCCTTATTCTATCTTAAACGGAATAACAACCCAAAGCAGTCCTGCTTCCTACACCGCTGACCTTTGAGACAAGGTTTACTCACCATTATTGGGAAGATGAGTGGAAATGAGTCCGACACAGGACGCACGGTAAAGCGGTCGCACCTGCCGTGCGTAGGAGATAGAAGAAAAAATATCTTATAGGAGTACTCAGCAGAATGCGGAAAACACACACAGAAATCCATCTGCGTAATGAACCGGAACACGGTCACAAAGAGTACAAATATCTGTATCAACAAATGCTGAAGGATGATGTCATTCGGAAAGCATATAAGAAATTACGCAAAGGAAAGACCAAGAGAAAAGAGATCCAGTACATAGACGAACACCTCGATGATGAGGTTCGGAAAATGCACGACATGATCCTAAACACAAAGCCGGAGGGAGTGGACGTCCCACACCCGGAACTGGCATACAAACCTCGCAAGAGGACACCGAAGATAATATATGAACACGGCAAGCACCGCAAAATTTATATGCCGGAGATCCACGAGCAATGGCTGCACCACATCATTGTTCTGGTATTAGAGCCGATCATCACAGCCACTGCTTATAAATTCTCCTGTGGTTCGTTCCCAAAGCGTGGAGCACACTACGGAAAGAGAGAAATAGAGCGGTGGCTTTTGCATGACCCGAAGGGAACACGGTGCTTCGCCAAAATGGATATCCGGCATTTTTATGATAGTATCTGGCTGAAAATTCTGATGAGAGAACTGGCAATCCGAATCAAGGATGACTGGTTTTTATACATCATCGAATTATGCCTGCAGGGATTTAACAAAGGAATCCCTCTCGGATTTTACATCAGCCAGTGGTTAGCGAATTACCTATTAGAACCGCTCGACCGACTGATCACACAGGTGCTC